CTACAACTTGACCCATTCGTAAAAACGCGAAACATCGAGGAGTGTGAGTTCTTAGGCTTTACTTTCAGAAAAGATGGTAACCATTATGTACCACGATTTAATATCAAACGTCTAGCTTTTTCTTTTTTGAATGGCGCCAAAAACGACACTAATCCGTCTCATTTACTATCAAAAGAATTCACACTTACAGTAATGAGCTCCGGCACTGGTGCAGAGGCGTTCAGCGTCTTCGCTGAAGCATATAGATATAGTTTGAAACAAACATATAATTTGTACCCCACGGATCCTGTTATAAAGGCTCTCCACCAAGCGGGGGTGCCCACATACACACGTTGCATGGCCTTTATGAAGGGCTTTGAGACTATCGATCCATCTTTCGAGCATTTCATCACTGATTTATATATGGAATTACCCGAATGCGATGACTCGTCATCCTTAAATGAATAATGAACGGAAACACTGGTGCTGCTATGAGCAGTGGTCTGGTTTGGAGGACCAGAAAATACCGTTTTCGAAAATGTCGAAGGCACGTGCGTCAAGATCTCTAAATGAGATGAAAGAACTAGTAGCGGAAGGAAAACTTACGCAGACTGGATGTGATTGGTTAACACAGGCAATAGACCCTTTTCACGATCAACAGCTCCCAACCCTTGAAGGTTGGCCAGATGCTGAGGTCGCCCCCTCATTAGTGAGGTGTGTAAAGAAAAGTTTTACAATATCTAAACCCCAGTCCGTAACCTCAGGCACATGGGATGCGCACATAATCGCGTGGCCGTGGCAGCATAAGAGGAGGTTCTGGGATATCGAGAGCAGAGTTATGAATAGCTTGGGTACTCCTCAAGGAGGAAGAACTGTTCAGTATAATATAGGAGGTGTGCAAGCTTTTGGAACCTTTACTGGAACTGATTTATCGCCCACAACCTCCCCGACTCTCGGTCAAACATTCCCTGATGTGGACTTCCACACGGGATCTACCCGCCTTGTGGCTATGGGTGTAGAAATAGAAAATACTACATCACAGCTAAATGTCCAAGGAATAGGGTTCCATTGGAAAATGGCACAACCGGGTGCCGGTACACAAAGTAACTGGCACTTTGTAGAGGGTTCATTAGACACTGACTCACCAGCACATAATTTCACTGGTGAAATGTATCGGTGTCCCCCCCGAAATACAGACACAGCTATGCTCCTACCCGGAACTCGTTCATGGGTGGCAAAAGAGGGAAGCTATACTGTGGTTCCATTCGTGGGACCAGTTAACCCCCCCCAGACTGTGTCATATATTCAACCCGTGTTGGATTTGGCAGTCCATGATGAGGCTGTCTTTCAGGAATCTGAGGACTCGGCAGAGTTCGAAACACATCTGCTCGTCCCAGTACAGGAGGAAGGCATACTAGGCGGATTTACTAGTCCGGCAAATAAAATTTTTCCCATACATATGTGTGGATCAATCTATGCTGGCTTATCCCTGGAGACTACTCTTACTATCAGAGTTAATTATTATATAGAAACGTTCCCAAGACCATATGAACCTAGAGATCTAACTCTCGCCACTCCCTCAGCTCCCTACGATCCATTAGCCCTACAACTGTTCGCAGAATGTATGGGTAATATGGCTGTAGCAACTCAGCTGAAAAACAACCCCCTAGGGGAATATTTTGCCGAGGCAATAAAGAATGTCGCAGATTTTGCAGAACCTCTTCTTGAAATATCAGGCATACCGTACGCAGGCTTAGCCGCTCGCACAGCTAGCAAATTAGCTAGTATGTATATGGCACCTCCAAACTCAAATGGTCCCGCAAAATCGGAGATCTCAGCAGTGAGGAAAGCCAAACGTGTGGCGCGCATAAACACCGCCAAAACCCGAGCGAGGGCGCAACCGAAAGTTGTCGTTGTTAAACCTCGGAAGCGAATCTCGCCGATGGCCCCCAAGCGTAAGAGGGTAAGAAAGAGGCCCGTAGGCTCAAATTGAGCGTGTGGTTGGGTGTTTTTACCAACCATCACGGCCCTTGTCGCTTAGACAAAAA